TGTCCACATTCCGTGGAATAGAGATTGAGGCAATGAAATCTTTTGAATGCCCCATGCATCGAGCGTGATGTCGCCCTCACCCATAACAGAATCGGTTAGTATTGGTGCTGCACGAAGCTGAGCATCAGTCAAGCCGTTCGAAGTAGCGACCGTGCCTGAGATAGGAACTGCGGATGCTCTTAATTGTGTGTCGGTTAATGGGCCAGAAACAGGAACCGGCGTAGTACGAAGTTCGACGTTAGTAAGGCCACCTGAGACAGGAACTGCTGACGCACGAAGTTGAGCATTTGTTAGGCCACCTGTGGTGACATCAATCGGAGTAGCTCTAAGCTCGGCATCTGTTAGACCGCCTGTTGAAACTGTGCCGGAGACAGGAACTGGAGTTGCACGAAGTTGTGTGTCAGTAAGGCCTCCTGTAGAGACAGGAACTGGAGTTGCACGAAGTTGGGTATCAGTAAGACCTCCAGTAATGACAGTGCCAGAGACAGGAAGCGGAGTAGCGCGTAGTTGCGTATTGGTTAGACCGCCTGTAGTAACATCAATTGGAGTTGCGCGAAGCTGAGTATCAGTAAGACCGCCGGTAGTAACATCAATTGGAGTCGCGCGAAGTTGAGTATCAGTGAGTGCTCCTGTGATAGGAAGAGGCGTCAAACGAAGTTGAGTATCAGTGAGTCCGCCAGTTGAAACTGTACCCGAGATAGGAACCGGAGTAGCTCTAAGCTCGGCATCTGTTAGACCGCCTGTTGAAACCGTTCCTGAGACAGGAAGAGGTGTCAAACGCAACTCTGTGTCAGTCAGCGGTCCTGAGACAGGAACCGGAGTTGCTCTAAGTTCGGTGTCTGTTAGGCCGCCAGTATCAACAGTTCCAGTGACGAAGTGGTGAGGCGTATGGACACCAAAGGCTTCAGTCGAACGGAATGTTTGCGGTTGTGATTCGCCGTCAACAATTTTGAAGTTATCGCTCATAAGAGGGGTATGTAATTTGAATTGATAGGAACATTCATAACGAAGGCACGGTCTGGATCAGGCGGCGGAACAACAATGTCATCGTCTGTATCTGAGAATGGGTAGGTACGATCAACGAACACATCCTTGATTATAGGAGGCAGCGTGTTTCGTATTGTCGCGTCTGCTGGCATTAGCGTGGTAGCAAGTCAATAACAGAAACTAACACAGCAGTATTCGCAGTGCATCCAGAGATAGATATGCCAACCTTGCCAGATGCTGGAATGCTGGAGATCCATCTTCCAACTGCGGTCTTTGGACGTGTAAGCCCATCATCGCCAACGTCTAAGATGAAAGTCGCGAGGTCTCTAGCCAGATACCCAGGAACAACAGTTGCGCCGTCGAGAACACCTGCGATCTCAATAGAAACCGGCCGGCCGGGATGACGAGCTTTTACGATGATGTATTCGCCGTCGGTCGTGACAGTATTGTTAGTAGGTAGTTCGAACATGTTAGTTAATGACTAGGAAGTTGACTTTGCATTCTCCGCCGCCAGGTCCATTTGAATCCATGTAGATAACAAATTGACCTTGTGCCGCAACAACACCACCTAGACGAGCGGTATTATCATTGGTAGCTTTAGAGATAAAGATGAGCGAATTCGGAGTTACTTTATTATTCACAACCGTCAATGATGTAGCCGTGGCCGCGAAATTAACAGATCCTAAATTTGTGTTTATAGTTCGGTTTCCAGTCGTGCCTGAGGGAGTGATTGTTTTTGCAAGCGTGATGTCACCAGTCGCGCCTAGTTCAACGAAGTTTGCACCGCCTGTCACCGACCGAACAACGGCGGTGCTTGGTGTCGCAAGATGAGTTCCATCTAGAATTCCTGCACTCGGAAGGCTGTATGTCTCGGGATGAACGTATAACTTCCCACGAGACGGATGCGAGAAAGCAACTATGCCAACTCGAATGATTGCGTTTGGCGCAACAGGATACGTTGACGTAAGTGTACCAGGAACAGTGCTTGAAAGATATAGCGGAGTTCCATCAGGATAGATCGCAAGATTCAAACCATTGACAATACCGCCTGTGGTAACATATCCGAACTGGCCTATTGGGATTGTGTGTGTTATTACTCCTAACACACGTGCTGTTGTAATAGCATCGGCGAGCGCTAATTGCACCGTTGGATGCTCTTCATTTGCACCGGAAATGAAAACAACTTGGCCATCTGTTAATGGCGCGGCGGTCATATTCTTTACTCGAACCCAGACCTCGCGCCCGATGTTCATCGTAACAGCTGCCTCGTCGTTGTAATACGCAAGCGACTTATCAACTGTATCATAGAATACTCGTCCCTCTGAGTGAGCAGGCTTGCCATCAAGATTGTAGTCAAGATGATGCAGAGATGCATTATCCATGGCCTGCGTGCCTGTCAACGTATTGCCGCCTTCAAGATTTGCCTTTCCTGCAAACAAAGCGTTGGTGTCGATGATATCTTGGTCGTGACCATCGACTCGGCTGTCGAGTGTTGAGATATCAGAATCATGTCCGTCAATGCGGCCATCGAGTGTTGTTATAGCGGAGTCGTTTCCATCAATGCGACCATCAAGTGTTGTTACATCGCCTGCAACAGCAGAGATAAGAGGCGGTATCGCGTCTATGTTATCTTGCAACGTATCGAGTGTGTCCTGAAGGCCTGACGTCTTTGCGATCGTAAGAGTACCATCCGACATCGCAACGCCGATAGCGTCAGGCGTTGTATAACCCTTTTGCGCGCCCGCTGCCTCAGTAGGTATCTTACTGATGTTGTCAATTGTGATTTGTGTGTCGGTGAATTTCATATTACCATTCTAAGAGAGTGTCATCAGAGAACTGTATCGTGACTTCATCTGAAAACAAGATTGCTTCTAATAGATTACTAGTTGCTGCTGACCCCTCTGATCCGAAGATAGTCTTGCTCAAAAACCGTTGTGTAAGTACACTTAAGACGGCCTCATCAACGGTATCTTTTACAGTTGGAATCATTAACGTGGAAGGAGATCAACTATCTTGACTAGAATTGCTGTTGTGCCAGTTGCATTGGTTACGCGGATAGCAGGCTTTCCAGATGATGGTCGAACCGACACCCATCTACCCGCTTCGGTCTTTGGACGAGCAATCCCGTCATCACCTACATCAATGATGAACACCGGGACTTCATCCGATGAAGTGAAACCAATTGTTACTGTCGCACCGCCGAATACACCCGTGACTTCAACTGATATTGGACGACCTGGGTGCCACCCTTTAGCAGGAAAGTAATCTCCATCAGTTGTGATGATGTTGTTGGTTGGGATTGGTGTCATCTTGCTAGTATTTATATGTTAGGCCTCAACCGTAATTTGAGAAGCTGTTCGTTTCGTCAGAAACTTTTGAAGATCGGACGTCGTTCCTGTGAAGATGACGTTGTTTGTCGTTGACGGGCCTGCTGTCACGATAGCTGTTCCTTTTTTGCTTGTAGGATCGGCGTGCACCTTCTTACGATCTTTCTGAATCGTCGAGATTTGGTTGTTCACATCCGCCGCGGTCTTAATGAGGTTAGCCAATACCTCGAATGCGCGAGGGTGTTCTGAATCAGTCGCCAAATTCAACATGATCGCGATTGCTTCGTCTGATGTTTCGGCGAGCTTCTTTACTCGTTCGCGCGTGAATGCATAGTCTTCCTCGGCATCCTTTGCGAGCTGTTCCTCAGTAGGCTTGAACGATTGCACGACGACAGGCTTAGTCTCAATGAGTTCAGCGGGCGTGTTTTTCGAGAGAGCGGATAGGATGCTCTCCTTTGTCTTTGGTGTCGTGCTCATTAGAATCCGTATGTTGTTACGACCGTGTAGTTTTCAGGCGTGTCATTCTCAGGATCACCAAGCGCAACATTGACATACTCGTCGCGCGTTGTATCAGGATCACATGCATCACCTGTTGTTAGGTTCACGGTGATGTCCTTGATGATCTTCTCTTTGTTCGTGATAGGACCTACGAACTTGATCTTGATCGAGAAGTCGAGTGTGTAAATGATTGAGCGACGGCCCGACTCGAAATCGCCTTCATAGTCGTCTTGAAGCGTAACACCGTTGAGGATGAAGGGGACATCAGTCTTTGTGTCAGGACCTTCCATGCCTTTCACGGCAAGCGTGTAAGCAGGATCAAACGACGGTAGAATCTGTTCAAGGATCTGTAAGCCCGAGTCTTGGTTATCCGCAAGGATCGAAAGCTGCATACCCAGGATGTAAGGAACTGATTGACGCACAACAGTTTTCGATCCGTTGTCGTCAGGGATCGTGAACGTTCTCTTGTTGTTTCGATTCAGGACAGCGGCTGGATCAAATGATATTGACGTGATCTCGAACGACATACGAGGAAGCCGGATTGCGACGTCGGCGTGCTGGCTGTTATCCGCATCTCGAATACGAACGAGGAATCGTTCACGAGGCCCATATGAAAGAGGCACGCGAATAACATTGGACAACTTGCCTGAAATCAACTTGCCCGTGTAGATGTTATTGAAGATGGATCCGAAGACGGCCACGGTCTTGCGGACAGTTGCATTATAGAAGTATAGGTCGTCTAGCATTACTTACGGAAGTTTGATTTCACCGAAAGGATTTTTCTCGGAGAAGTCGATGAATGAATTGCCTTCGGCTTCGAACGAAGAGTTCTGCGCATTGTCATCATTAGCGAATGTTACGTTATCGCCCGCAGTCTCGATGTCAAAGATTTGTGTTATTGTTGCCTCAAGTCCTGAGATGATATTCGTCAGAACTGTGTCAGGCACTAGCGGCGCGAACAAGCCGTTATCATAGGTGATTGGGCCGAGGAACACGGTGTCGCTTACATCGTCTGTTTCATGAACGTCAAGGATTTCGGTAGAGCCTGTCGTGTCGTCAGGCATCAACATCGTTACCTTGTCGCCAATCTGTAGACGATCAGTGTCAGTAATAGCGTACTCTAGAAGAACTGAGAAGCCCTGTGACGAGTAGCTTTGAATCGCATCAATCTCTTCCACGCCTGTGTCAATCGAGTTGTTAGGATATTCGTAAAGTTCAATAATGAGCTTATACACGGGGAGACCACCTAACTGGAAGAATGGCTTCTTATCTTCGACGAACTTGATCTCGAACAACCCTTTCGTTAATGGAACATAGATCAGGTCACCTTCAGCAGGACGTGCCTGATCTTTAGGATAACCAAAGCGGCCTACTAATTGATTCCAGCGGCGTACTGAACAAGCTAGCGTCAGCTGATCGCGAATTTCTAGACCGAACTTAGTGATAAGCTTGCCATCACCTTCGAAGCCATCAACCGATTCAACATACATCTCGATCATGTATGCATCAGGAAAGTTCGAGAGCGTGTCTTCGTTTAGGATTCGGTCAAGCTTGATGATCTTACGAGGAATGTAAAACATGTCATGCCCATAGACTTGAATTGATTCTATGATCAAGTCTTCGAGTAGGTCCTTCTCGGATTTAGTTCCGTGAGATATGTATCTATTACGAGGCATCTTGTTCTTTCACTATTCGAAGAATTGCGTTCACACATTCATAACAGGAGTTTGGACAGTCGGGCGAACATACCATTCTAAAATCACAGCCTTGGTTGATGTTATCAATGAACTCGTTCGTAAATTTATTCACGTCGTCCTGATTCGTTATGCCGTTAAGACGTTCTGAACAGACGTCGATTGATACACGCCCATCCTTAACGTCTATGATAAGTGGTATTTCCGTGTTCATATGTTAACCAACGAAAAAGTCAGGCGGGAACGAGTACTTCGAATCGAACTCTTCTTCAATCTTTTGAATCTCGGTATTTGCATCTTCGAAAAGAGCGCGGCCGTTGATTGTGACACCACTTGGGAGTTGCATACCTTCAAATTTGATTAAGTTCGCGCCCCACTGCCGCTTAAGTAAAGCAGTTGCATACTTCTTAAGCATCATGTCGTTATACACGTCTGGGTATGCGTCAGGATCAAGAATTTGATAGCCTTCAAGAATAACATATTGGCCTTCCGTGAGGCCAGCCTCCAACCAATTGATTTCGATTGAGAGGCGGTTCATATGACGTGTGAATGTCACTTGTTGTGACAACCCATTGATCGTCATGTCAATCAACGACATGTACTGCTTCGTCATTTCATAGTCAAGTATTCCGCCTGAGCGATGCAACGAATAAAGGTCATTCATATGCATCTGATACTTAACCGAGAACATATCGGATCCTGATGAATCCGCGGTCACGATAGGAAACACTCTAAATACTGAGATCAAAGCCTCAGGCAGAACAATGTAGTTATTCGCGACATCAATAGCAGTTAACTGATGCTTCACAAATACACGTTTGACTGCGTCTGAGTGATATTCTTGGTAGTACTGAATAGCCTCATCGATGCGATCCTCGATTTGATCGTCGTCGATGTTAACTTCAACTACAGGTTCTCCGAGATTACGAAGACAGTATTGAATGAGCGATGCTCGTGTAGTAGGTTTACTCATTGATACTATTTATTAGTGCAGATTTGTATTTTTGGCCCTTAACATACGGATACGCTATTTTGCCTATGACTTTAAAAGTGGCGCCGCCATCAATAGACATAGACACATGGATGTATTTCTTGATGTCAGGATAAGCTGGATCTATTTCAGATACGATGTTGGTTTTATATCTTTGTCCCTTGACCAAAGGATAAGGAACCTTGCCGATAGACGTGAAGCTCGCGCTCGGCACCGACATTAGTATATCAATGAATCTGGCCGGGCTTTCGACTGCAAGAGGCATTGGAGCAGATGGAAAATTCTTGATTACGACGTTTGCTACGAGCTCGTCAGATGGTTCAGATATCAATCCGTCTGTGTTAACTGCGACAAGCGACAAATATGTTTTCTTAGTATCCATATTGACGAATTCGTATCGCAATTTTCCAACGACGTCGATATGCTTCGTGTAGTTACCAGAAGAGAATCCGTATGAAATAACATATTTTGCAATGTTAGGTTCGGGATTAGCATCCCATTTAATCGCGAAGTTTGGAGCTACGTTTAGAGTAGTATCTATAGGTGGAGCAATAGGAGTTACTCCGAGGTCTATAACATATTCGTGCGGCAGCGGAGCTGGAATTTTCCAATCTGTTATCCAAAACGTATTTGGATTTCCATCTATTGCGAACAAAGGTCCGCCGAACGGAGATCCAACTGCTGGAGTAGAAGAATCAGCCGATACTTTCCAATCTTTACGATCTAAGTTATTGCCATTTTTGTCTATGACATTTATTTCAGAAATGTTGGTGTTATTGCTCCCATTTCCTTCAGTTAATACTTTCAATTTAACAAAATTAGAATTGACTACGGGAAAATTTATTTTCTTCAGTGTTTTATCATTAGACATTACGCCTGACGCGACTGCTGCGCCCCAATTTTTGCCGTCCATGCTGGAATACAATTCGTATTTTGCTATGTTCCCATCTAAAACGTTATCTTGTCGTGGCAACACAGAGAATCCGCTGATGCTAGTGTCGGCGAATAGATTCAGTGCTAAAAGCAAATATAGTAGTGCAGTTTTCATAATTATAGATTGGTTAATGATTGGAGTCTTGGCCCTGATAAACGTTTCTTGAAGTAGCGAATGCGGGAGATATGCCCGGTCGGCCAGCCGGCGTCGGCGTTTGCTGGGTCCGCAAGTAGAAATTGTGTAGGGGTAATTGGTGTAGGCGTGGCGCTTGTTGCATGTGCGCCGCCATTGAACGAACGAGTCGCAGTAGTTCCGCTCATCGATATTGCTACTTTAAACGGATCATTGCCTGGCCAGCCTAAGTTCACTGACGTTGAATGCCGAATCATTGGGGCTGCAGTTTGCTTGAATATCACCCAGTGTCCAGTATACGATGCGCCGTTCGCAAACCCAACGATTGACCTATTGCCGAACGCGCCCGCTGGGACTAACAAGTCACCCTCCCAGGTCAATGTTCCAGCGGCCGGGTTGTATAGTTTGTCGAAGGCGAACGCCGCCGCTGTGGTCGCGGTTTGCACGTAGGTCGGAGCAGTTGATCCGTAAGACATCATCGCACCCCACAAGTAGAACTTGTCGGTGCTGTTTCCGACCACGGTGCGCGAACCGCTTCTTGCCGGGGACAGCCGCAAGGTCGTCGTCGAGGTTGCCAAGGCCACTGCGGTCACGGAACACCGATACCAACCATTTCCGACAGCCAAGATGGTCCCCGCAGCGCCAGTCGAGGACGCGACCGATCCGGCTCCCGAAAGATTGAAAATAATATCGACCGGCCAAGTGCCCGGACTACCAGCCCAGGCGGAGAACTGCGGGAAGTCGCCGCCGTTGACGTAAAACGAAAAGCAATAAGGCACCCCGGCCGTGAACCCCACGTTCTGCACGCATTGATAGACCGTAGTGGTAGCGCCGACCGTGCACTTATCGGCGGTCTGCGTTCCGTTAGGTGCCATGGCTTCCGCAGTGTCCGCAGCAACCGTGAAGTTTCTGGTTCCGGCCGGACTCCAGTCCGCTGCGTCAAATGCCTGCGACTGTGGGATTATGTTAGCAGGAATGAAATCCGTCGCTTCAGTGCCGTTCTCAAGCTGTGCCCCGTATAAGCAGAACCTAGCAGAAGTTGCTCTGGTGATTTCGTTGTTTCCGATAACGGCACGGTAGTCAATATAGCACACCGACCCTCCGGTAAACGTGGCTGTTATAGCTAGCCTATACCAGCCATCACCAACAGACTCGAATGTCGGCGGTTTCACTAGAGTTCCATTAGCAGTGTTGTATGAACCCAACACGCCGCTCCCGGTGAAATCCACATAAGCATTCACAGAGAGTCCTGTGGACGTCTTGAAAGTTACTCGCAACCAGTTCGATGTCCCTTTCTTCAAATATACAGATGCGGTATGCGCGGCACCTATGGTATGAGCACCACCGCCAGACACAATGTCGCCAGTGTTGCTGAAAAGCACCTCCTGACCAGCGTTTCCTCCGAACGGATCAGCCACGGCAGCATATAAGG